CACCTGATGCTGCCGATGCGATTTGAAAAGGATCGATCCTTCGTCAACACCTACGGCTGGGAAGACCCACGGCAGGAAGAGGGCGAACTGCTCTGGACCGAGCGCATGGGGGAAAAGGAAGTTGCGCTTCTGGAACGGCAACTAGGCCCGTGGGGCGCAGCAGGGCAGCTCCAGCAGAGGCCTGAACCAAAGGGCGGTGGTATCATCAAGCGCGACTGGTGGACGCTTTGGGACCAGCAGAACTTTCCACCTGTGGAGTATCTGGTGGCCAGCCTCGACACAGCGTTCACGACCAAGACCGAGAACGACTACAGCGCAATGACCGTTTGGGGAATCTTTACCGGCGGCAACCAGAAGGCTGTGGCAACCCGCGTGACAGGGCGTGACGGCTTGATTAACTTCGTGGAGGATCGGCAGTACTCAGAGGAACACCCACGGGTGATCCTGATGCATGCATGGCAAGAGCGGCTAGAGCTGCATGATTTGGTTAAGAAGGTTGCCGAGACCATGAAGACCTACAAGGTGGACAAGCTGCTGGTTGAGAACAAGGCATCTGGCCCTAGCGTCATTCAGGAGCTCAGGCGCATCTATAACCACCTGCCGTTTGTGGTCGAGCCGATCGACCTGTACGGGGCTCATGCTCACATCGGGATTGATAAGATCTCGCGGGCGCATGCTGTGGTGCCGTTGTTTGCAGGCGGGCTGGTGTACGCTCCCGATCGGTCATGGGCTGATATGGTGATCACGCAGTGCTCGACCTTTCCAAAGGCCAAGCATGACGATTTGGTCGATACGGTGACGATGGCCCTGCAATATTTGCGGCGCACCGGCATGATTATTCGGGGCGAAGAATGGACAGCGGATGTAGAAAGCGATATGCTGCATACAGGTGCACCGCCAGATGCGTTGTACCCTTCATAATTGATATAGGATTAACATGAAATACTTATCGGTCTGCTCTGGAATAGAGGCAGCGACAGTGGCGTGGCATCCGCTCGGATGGGAACCATTGGCGTTCAGCGAGATAGAATCATTTCCCCGCAAGGTGTTAGCACATCACTATCCCGATGTGCCGTGCCATGGGGATTTCACCATATTACGAGATCAGGATTGGATAGTTGATGCCGACCTATTGGTTGGGGGGACGCCTTGTCAGGCATTCAGCGTGGCAGGGTTGAGGCAGTCATTGTCCGATGATCGAGGCAACTTAACACTGGAATTTGTGAGGCTGGCAGATGCAATTGACAATCTTCGACGTATTAGAGGAGACAAACCCGCAGTCATCGTCTGGGAAAACGTCCCCGGTGTCCTCTCAGTTCAGGACAACGCATTCGGATGCTTTCTTGCCGCCCTTGTTGGAAACGATGCCCCACTCGTCCCGACAGGGGGCAGATGGACAAACGCGGGTCTGGTTGTTGGACCCAAACGATCAGCGGCGTGGCGGGTCCTTGATGCCCAATATTTCGGAGTGGCCCAACGCCGCAGACGTGTGTTCGTTGTCGCAGGTTCTGGAGACGGATTTGATCCAGCAGAGATACTTTTTGAGCGCGAAGGCATGCGTAGGGATACTGCGCCGAGCCGAAAGGCGGGGGAAAGAGCTGCCCCCACAGTTACGAATGGCCCTCCTTTCAGTCGCACAGGAAATGACCGAGTAGAGACCGAAGCAATTGTTGTTGCAAAAACCCCGACAAGCGGCACAGGGCAACGGTATGACTCTGAAACTGATAACTTTGTTGTTGGTGCATTAGGAGCACGAACAGGGCGGTCCAAAGGCGTACAGGACGCAACTGTCGGCCATATGATCGTCCACGGCACCCAAGACCCCTGCGTGTCCGATATTGCATTTGCTCAAGGTCGCAATAACGGCGGCGAGAATGTTCTGGTGCAGCCTTACAGCATCATGCCAATGAACAGCGGGAAGGACTTTAAGGCGCGTGAAACTGATGTTGCCCAGCCGCTCATGACATCTCAAGTAGGCGGCAATCAAGGCGGCGATTATGTGGTGCAACCAATGATCTTTGGTGTTGGTGAAGAACCTGATGTTGGGCATTGCCTTCGCTCTGGGGCATCCAAAGCGGATAAGCATGAAAGCACAACATATGTGGCGCAACCAATTGCCATTCACCCACATTGCATTGGACGATCTGCAACCGCAGGGCCGCAGGGCAAAGAATACCTTGAAGATGGTAGTGCATACACCATGGATGGGACAGGAAAAGCGCAGGCGGTAGTGCAACCAATTGCCTTTTCATCAAAAGATTATGGCAATGATGCCACATCTGATCTTTCACCCACACTCAGAGCAATGCCTCATAGTGGATCGCATGCCAATGGTGGAGGGCAAATGGCGGTAGCGCAACCAGTGGCATACGCATCATCAGATGGGATTGTTCGGCCTCTTGGCGATGTAATGTCCACATTGGACTCGGCCCGTGAAAGTCGTGGTTCTGCCCAACAACGGTTCATACACCAACAAATGGCAGTTCGCCGCTTAACACCACGTGAGTGTGAACGGTTGCAGGGATTTCCTGACGATTACACCGACATCCCAAAGGCGGCAGACGGCCCTCGATACAAGGCACTGGGCAACAGCATGGCCGTGCCAGTGATGCGCTGGATTGGTCAGAGAGTGCAAAAACACATCCTTCCGTCTCCTTCAGTTATCTGATATCGTCATGAAAAGTGAGGTTTGCCATGGTGTATGCTAACGCTACTGTTGATACGATCACGCCATCAACTCCCAAAAATATCGGGGTTTTTGCCGTGCATGTATGGGGTTTGCCGCCTTATGAGCAGACCCGTGACTATGAAATCTCGGCAAAATCTGATACAATTGCCGCACAAGAGGGCATTCGGCGGTTCGTTGCCGAAATGGAAGCAACACCAGAGGTTTAACCCATGGCCGTAGTACCGGGTCTATCGTCAATGATCCGTTTGGATCAGCCTGAACACGAAGAGCACATTGACGCAGGTGACGTTGATGTAAGCATCGACGAGGGCAGTCCTAACCAGAAAATGGATGACAAGGGCAAGATCCTTGAGATTGAGCACCCAGACGGTTCGATCACCATCTCCTTGGATGGGAAGGGTATTAGTGAAGACGGCCCCTCTGAGGCAGAGCATGCCAAAAAGTGGTTTCGCAACCTTGTAGATGACATTGATGACGGCACCCTGACGATGATCTCGGAAGAGCTCATGCGTGGCATCCGCGACGATCTGTCCAGCCGGCAGGAGTGGGTTGAAGAGCGGGCTCAGGGCATCAAGCTGCTGGGCCTGAAGATTGAGATCCCCGGCCTAACAGGCACGGCTGATGGTGCGCCTGTCGAGGGCATGAGCAAAGTGCGGCACCCATTGCTGCTTGAGGCATGCCTGCGCTTTCAGGCGAACTCCCGCAGTGAGATGCTGCCGACCGATGGGCCTGTAAAGATCCGCAATGATTCCAATAAGGCAGTGCTGGATCAGGACGAGCTGGCCAATGCCTTGGAAAAGGATTTGAACCACTACCTGACAAGCACGGCATCGGAGTACTATCCTGATACCGATCGCATGTTGCTGATGCTGGGGTTCGGTGGGACGGCCTTCAAGAAGGTTTACTACTGCCCGCTCCGTAATCGGCCTGTGTCTGAGAGCGTTGATGCCGATGATTTGATCGTCAACAATGCCGCGACAGACCTGCGTAATGCTCGCCGCGTGACCCACCGCGTCAGAATGCGCCCATCGACCGTAAAACGGTTGCAGATTCTCGGTGTTTACCGCGATATTGAGCTGTCTACGCCTAAAGATGCTGACCTTGATGCCACCCAGCGCATGAAAAAAGAGGTTGAGGGCATTACACTTTCGTCTATGAACCCTGACGATCGTGATCGGGAGATCTACGAGTGCTATTGCGAACTGGATATTCCCGGCTTTGAGCACAAATACAAGGGCAAAGAGAGCGGGTTGGAGATCCCATACCGTGTGACGCTTGATGTCACGACAAAAGAAATTCTGTCGATCGTCCGAAACTATGACGAGGACGATGCGGAACTGCCAGAATCGCGCCAAAACTTTGTAAAGTACACATTTGTGCCCGGCATGGGGTTCTACGACATCGGTTTGCTGCATATCTTAGGCAATACAACCAATGCGGTCACTGCCGCATGGCGTGAAATGCTTGATGCAGGCATGTTTGCCAACTTCCCCGGCTTCCTGATGGCCGATACGGGCGCAAGGCAGAACACAAACATCTTCCGAGTGCCTCCGGGCGGCGGTGCGCTGGTCAAAACAGGCGGCATGCCAATCAATCAAGCAATTATGCCCTTGCCGTACAAAGAGGCTGGTGCTGGTTTGATGACGCTGGTGCAGAACATTGCAGAAACTGGCATGCGTGTCGGCGGAACCAGTGAAATGCAGGTCGGTGAAGGCAAATCGGACGCCCCTGTTGGCACTACGCTTGCTATGATTGAGCAGGCGACCAAGATTATGAACGCGGTGCACAAGCGCATGCATTCGGCACAGTGCGAGGAGTTTGCTCTTTTGGTACGGACCTTCCGCGAGAACCCAGAGGCGTTTTGGCAGAAGAAAAACAAGCCGTCCTACCCATGGTCGGAGCAGACGTTTATCAAAGCATTGAATGATTGCGAGCTGGTGCCGCAGGCAGACCCGAACACAGCCTCGCACACACAGCGTTTGATGAAGATTGTGGCCCTAAAACAGTTACAGGCCTCCAATCCAAGCATGTATGATCCGATTGCGATTGACACGGCGGCTCTGAAGGCTATGGGCTGGTCTAACCCAGAGCAGTTCCTGTTGCCGCCTGATGCTCAGAAGGCTCCACCGCCAGAGCTGTTGCAGGCTCAGGCGAAGATGAAGGCTGAAGATGCCAAATCGCAGGCCGCATTGCAGAAGGCAGAGGCCGATATGATGCGGGCCCAGAACGAAACGCAGAAGATGCAGCTTGATTCCCAGATGGGAGCGCAGCAGATGCAGATCGAAGTGGCCAATGCCCATACCAAGATGGCGGACGGCGAAGAGAAGTCCAAGGCCGACATGATGCGGGCTCATGCTGATGCTGCACGGGCCGCAAACGAGATTGAGTACTCTGAAAAAGAGTTTGCCTCAAAGGCCGCCGACCGTGCAAGCCGCGAGCGCATCCAGTTGGTTGATCTTGCCCAGAACTTGGCCGTCCACCCGCTCTCTGCTGGGTTGGTCAGTCCGCTGATGCAGCCCGCCTTGGAAGAGGTCGAGAAGCAGGAGCAGTTGGGCCGCGCTGGTATCATTCCCCCCGAACATAGAGAATAACCATGCCCGAGTTCACAGCTCCTCAACTGCTGGCACTTGCTAGAGACGCTCTGTCGAACCGCCCTAAGATGTACAAGAAGGGCGGTACAGTGGCGCACAAGGGCGTAAGCATCACACATGCCGAGCTGTCACCGCAGGCCCTTCACGGCGGCGCTGTGTGGCATCCAGAGCATTTTGATAATGGAGGCACGGTTGACGGCACGCCGCCTACTCCCATAGCGCAACCAACCCCTGTCCAATCACGACCTAGATTTGCAATTGCGCCTGCTGGCCCATCAGCATCTGCCGTTCCATCAGAGATGCCAAAATCTGACACATCAAATCCGAATACGATGTCGTTGGCGACCGCTTTTGACAATGCTATTGCCCACCATCAGAGCTTGTCTGCGGGGGACAGAATTGCCAATAGCAAAGAAGCAATTAGGCGGTTAGCACCTCATGTAGGCATGAGAAAAGATAATACTCTTGTCCCATTGTTTGGAAAAAACGAAAAACTTCTTAAAACGGAAATTGGATACAAAGGAGAAAACCCAGTTCAAACCCCAGACGGCAGAGGCATTGAGGCTGCAGGTCTGGCATTGGCACCTGCGTTTGAGATGGAGGGTTTCAATACTTGCCCTAACCACGCATCTTGCAAAGACGAGTGCCTTGGAAAAACTAGCGGCAACTACTTCAAGGTTGGTGGAGGCAAGGATCTTTCGGCGTTCAAAGGGCCTCGATTGAACAGCCTGAATAAAACGCTCGCAATGATCAATGAACCAGAAGCATTTGCGGTTCGTTTGCATGATGAGATTAATGCCAAAAAGCGCGAAGCGGCAGAAAACGGAAACCATTTGGGCGTTCGGTTAAATGTTTTATCCGACATCAATCCTCGCATTCATCAGGCGATAATCAAAGCACATCCAGATGTGAGTTTTTATGATTACACCAAGATGGCGTACAAACCCGTTGCGGATAACCACCATTATACCTATTCCTCAACAGGCGTTACCCAGAAAGATGTAGAAAACCCCAACAGCAACTGGCCGAGAATGCGCCGTATGTTGGAGCAGGGTAATAATGTTGCTATGGCGTTTACCGATAAAGAACACTTGCCTGAAACTGTTTTTGATGAAGAGGCGGGCAAAAGATACCGCGTTGTAAATGGTGACACACATGATTTTAGACCTCTGGATATGGTCCCAGAAGGTGAAGATGGCGTTATCATCGGGTTGAAGAACAAAAAAGGATTTGGGTCTGAGAAAGCAGCTCATGTGGATTCTAAAGGGTTCTTTGTGCAATATGATCCGGGCCGCATTAAAACCCCGAAAGGCACTTGGGAGCGTGAGGAATCTAAAGAGCTTGGGCCATCTGGAAAACCCAAGTTAGGCACAACAAAGAGAACAAAAACTGAGGTTAAAATTATGCCTCAAAAGAAGACGCAAACACCCGTCACCAATGATAGAAAAATTGAAGGAGAATAAGAATGACCACTATGCGTCCATTGCTT